TTATATTTAATCAATTTATCCATCATCCCTGAAGATTTAATTAATAAACCAGCACCTTTAATTTCTTCACCGATCTTAGATTCTAACATCTGCTCTTGAAGATCATTAATAATATCTTCTTCAGACATATTGAAATATCTTTTCTTAGCCATTAACTCGGACATTGGTTTAATACCAGTTTGTTGATTTGGCGTTGTTGCCATACCATAAACCTCAAATTTGGTTTTCCAGATTTCTAATTGAAGTAGATCGGAAGCCGTACTTGGGTTATTTAATGTTAGTTTAAAATCATCAATATATGATTGATAATCACCGCCTAACATACCTAGATGTATGATAGCTATTTTATTTAATTCACCTACTAACGCTTGTTGAATACGATTTACTTTACGAGCAAAACGAATATCCAACATACTAAGATTTTTACCATCACCCGATGCTGAATCACTAGAAAAACCTAATAATGTTTTGTGAATTCCAAGTCCAACAAACAGATTATCACGTAGATACGTTAAATCACTTATTGCGTCAAGATTAGAATTGTTAACAAAAATACCGCATGTTAATGCAAAATTATGAAAATTATGATATTTTTCTTTACCATCAATAGTAATAGTTCCTGTATCTATTTTATTTTCTAAATATTCTATTTTAACAACACAATGATTATATAATTTAGAATATTCTTTAGGTGTATAAAAAATACCAGTAGTTAATTCTAATATAATTTTTTGTAAATTACTATTTTCACTTATTTTTAATTTGGATTCTTCAGAATGTAAAATACCACGTCTTGATTCACCAATTTTATTTTTCCATTCTTGTGATAATTTTTTTCCATAATTAAAATGCTTTTTTCCTAATCTACAATATCCGTTATTTTTTAAATTTAATTTATGATTTTCAGATTTTAATTTCCCTTTAGACGCAATTGACATTTTCAATTTAGTTTCTTCTGATAATTTACCTGATTTACTATTATATGTTGTTAATCTACAATTTAATCCTTTTAAAACATTGTAATAATCTTGCCAATATCGCTCTCTTTCATTAAGTAAATTAATATCTTTAGATAAAGGTGTTTTAGGTGGAGGTGCTGTAAATGAATTAATAGGTGCTACACCTATTGTAAATATTACCAATATTGACAGTAATTATACACATGTTAAAGTCTACGCTATAAAATACACATCGTTAAATCAAACACCATCTATATCTTTAATTAAAGATGTGAGAATACCATCTAACGGTAATTTGGAAGTATTTGACGATGGTAAAGTAATATCAACAATGTCTATAGAAGAGTTTATGTTTTTAGGTTCAGACATTATTATACCTAAACATATAAACACAAAATTTAATAGATTGTTTTTTGCAAATTATAATGAGATTAATTTTAATTTAGATATTGATACTAGAGCTTATTCTTATAATTCTGCAGGGATTTCTACAGTATATAGTGATTTACGTTTAGAAGGAGGTGTCCCAAGTGGTGATCCTGAAAAAACAATAAATATAGTAAATGACTCAGATTATGATTCTCTAGTATTAGATAAACATGACAGTGTTAATTTAAATTATAATAATTTTAAATTTCAAAAAGATGGTACTACTTTTGGAGGGGAAGGTAAATATATAAAATATCAACTTACTCAAAGTTTAACACCTAATGACAATAATAGATATTTTAAAGATGATGAAATATATAGATTGGGAATTCAATTTTATAATAATTATGGTCAAATATCACTACCTAATTGGATTGCTGATTTTAAATCTTTAAATGAGAATTTAAAAGGGAAGTTTAATACTTTGAAAGTAACTTTAAAACCTGAATTTTTTACATGGTTAAATAACACAAACTTTACATCAGATTACAATAAACCAATAGGGTATAAAATTATAATTGCTGAAAGAACAATTAGTGATAGAACAATTGTAGCTAATGGTTTATTGTCTACAATGATGATTAATGATAAATCTACAAAAGATATACCAGCAAATTATCAAACTTCACGACCTTCTGAAATACCTTATATTAGAACACAGGCTAAAAATTTAATAAAATTACCCAATTTATTAGTTAGAAACTGTAACGCTTCTTCAGATTTTGGAAATGTAAGACCTTTGAGAAATAGTAAACATCTTAGAGATATGAGTTTAAACAGGAGTGGAGACACTGAAATGCAAAGGGCTGAGTTTGGAGATAAAGATACCGCAGGGAGATTTTATCAATTTAATTCAATGTTGCAACTATATTCTCCTGAAATATTATTTGGAGAATATATTCCATTAAGTGAAAGTTTAAATTTGAAGATTAAAGGTTCTTTATCAAATCATATTAATAATTCATGGAATAAAAATTACGACGTTGGAGCACAAGGAGTTGTTGACGAGGCTAAAGCATTAAATGGTTTATCTCCTTTTTATTCAGCATCGTTAACACCCATAATAAATTATCCATATCGACCTTGGGAAAGAGGGTTGGTATGTCATCCAGAAGGTTCTGAAGAAAATAGAGCTATTCATGGAATGTATTATAGAAATTACGGTGTATCACTGCCAAATAATGTTGAGACAATTAATACTTTAGCATTAACAAACCCTTTAACATTAACTGTTGGTACAGATGTAAATTCATTAATTTCAATGGATCCTGGTAACAAGCGAATTCAAATAATCTTAGATGTAGACCATCAAGTTGGCGAGATTGAATATACAATAACTCCTGATGTAGTAAATTTAACTACTCTGTACAATGTAAAGTTAACTTCAGATTATCAAGGAAACAATATCATAAGTTCCTTATCTGGAGTGACAGGTATTCAATCGGTATCGTATTCATTGTTATTAAATTACCCTACTGAAACTACAAGCACAAATAGTATTTATATTATAATAGAATCGTTATCTGTATTTAGTGGTAATATAGACGTGGTAATATCTGACGGTGTGATTGCTACACCTGAATATATTGAATATGAATCATTACTCAATCCTTTCACAATAGACAATACAGCTTCTATTTCTGGAAGTTTATTTACAAAATCTATAAACAACAATAGTTACAATATCTATGGTAGACCCGAAATAACAGAAGTTGGTCAACAAGGTACAAATTATAATAACGACCCTCATTATAGATATACTAATTCTTTAGAAGGGTGTTTAACAGATGGCGATAGTTCTTGGGAAGAAGATGGTATATATAATAGGAAAATAGTATCTATTAGTAGTTGGAATAATAAATGTATAACATTTGTCACAGGTGACAACGATCCTTTACAAGAACATTGGGATAGACCTCCTATTGAGAATTTATTTACCAATTCTGGACTAGGTGGTGATAATAACGGTTTAATAGGAGAACTTGTTAAGTCAGATGTTGAAATATATTTAGGGAATATATATGGAGGTAATAAATATGAAGACAAACGTCGCACAAACTATATTGAAATAGGTGAGTATAAAAAACTTAATTTATTAACACCTTCTATAGATATATCTTCTCCTGGCGATACATTTGTAAATTCTTTTAAATTTATAAGAATGGTTAAATCTAATAGTAATATTTCACAAGGATTTTACACACTAGAAGAACTTGTAGAATGTTTATCGGAAACAACGATTGATTTAAAAAATAGAAATGATATTAGTTTTAATACGTGGGATACAAGATTTCAACCTACTAACGATGAATATCAAAAATATAATGCGGTATATTCACAACAATCTAATTTAATTCAACGACGAAATTTAGATTACAATATTAAAAAAATTAATAATTTTGACAATAATGTTATATCTAGTAAATTAAAATCTGCTGGGGAATTAATTGATAGTTGGACAGATATATTACCTAATGAAGTAATTACTTTAGATGGTAAACATGGTGCAATAAATAGCCTAATCAGTTTTAATGATGAATTATATACAATTCAAGATAAAGCCCTTGCTTTTTTATCGATAAGTCCTAGAGTTCAAGTTACAGGTGGAGATGGTTTAGCTGTACAATTAGGTACTGGTAGTGTTCTTGATAGGTATAAATATATTTCAACAGATAGTGGCACATTAAATAAATGGAGTGTAGTACCAACTTCTGTAGGTATTTATTATTATGATTTATTAAATAAATCATTTATGATGTTTAGTAACCAAGTAAATAGTTTATCAGATATTAAGGGACTGCATTCATATTTTGTTACAAATACAGAGTTAGATGATCTTAAAATAGATAATCCTTTAATTAAGCAAGGAATTTCTTCTGGATATGATCAAATTAATAAAGATGTATTTATGACATTTCATAAAGATAATAATCCATTTACTATTTCATATAATGAAAATCGTAATCAATTTATATCGTTTTACGATTATTTACCAAGTATGTATATTAGTAAAGGTCAGTATTTTATTACTACAAATCCTGATTTAAAATCCATATATAGGCAATATGCTGGAAACTATGGTAATTTCTATGGAAAAAATTATCCATCTTATGTAGTATTAAATGTTAATCCCGAAGCTAATATGGATACAGTATTTGATAATATAATGTATAAATCTGAAGTTTATTTAAATGATGTTGATCAACCTGATAAAACATTAACAGGTGTTAGACTTTATAGTGAATATCAAGATAGTAATACACCTACAACAGTTACTCCTTTGATATTAGGTAGAAATGGAAATCTTAGAAGAAAATTTAGAGATTGGAATGCTATTTTACCTCGTAATAAAGGTTCTAGAGAAAGAATTAGAAACCCTTGGGTTAAATTATTATTACAATTTGATAATAATTCTAATTATAAATTAATTTTACACGATGTGACAATCTCATATTCTGTATAAAACAATACAAAAGGTATAGGTGATATTTTAAAAGATATAATCTATACCTTTTTTTGATTATAAAAGAATTGATAAAACATTAGGAATTTTAATAAAAAAAGATTATTTTTGTATTATAACAAAAATAGATTATAATGATAGGAATTTATAAGATAATTTCTCCTAGTAATAGGGTTTATATTGGACAAACTAGAGATTTTGATAAACGTTTAATGAATTATAAATATATTAATAGTGTAACAAAACAAAGACGATTATGTGAATCATTTAAAAAATATGGTGCTGAAAATCATATAATAGAATTTATAGAAGAATGCTTATTTGAAGATTTGAATATTTTTGAAAGAAAGTGGCAAGATTATTATGAAGTAATTACAGATAAAGGTTTGAATTGTATTTTAACAGAAACAGATGTTTTACCTAGAGTTTATACTAAAGAAGCACTTGAACACTGTAGAAAAATTAATTTAGGTAAAAATAATCCAATGTATGGTAAAAAAGGAATTTTAAATTCTAAATCTAAAAAAGTAATTAACATATTAACTTTAAAAATATATAATAGTTTGTCAGAGTGCTGTATTATTAATAATCTTAATCCTAAATATATGTCAAGAGAACTATCTGGGTCTCGTAAAAATAAAACAGATTTTCTATATTTTAAAGATGATGGTAATTACTTTTCAGAAATTAAATATAAACCAATTTTACCAATTAAAATTAAAAAAACAGCAGAGGAGATTCATTATAATAGGTCTAGTGTTAAATTAGGAAGTAGAAACCCTATGTATGGTCGAAAAGGTAAAGATAATCCAAAGTCTAAAAAAGTAATTTGTACAAAAACAAAACAAGTTTGGGCTTCCATATCAGAATGTTCAAAAGACATTAAAATTAGATGTGCACTATTGTCAAGATATTTAAATAATGTTCATCCAAATAAAACAACAATTATATATTTAAAAAATTATGAATAAAAATGATAAATTAACTCAGTTTAATACTGGTGGCACACATGAAAATAATCCAAATGGTGGAATAAATATAGGTAATAATAATTCTGTAGAAGAAAATGAAACAAAAAGTGGAAACTTCATCTACAGTAACAGAATATTTTTAGATTCTAATATAGTATCTCAATATAATTTACCTAAATCTTTAGTTGGTAAATCTGTTGCAGATGCTACTAAATTTATAGATAATAAGTTTAAAGGTAGAAATGATAAAATTTCACAATCTACTAAAAATGGAATGTTATCTAAAATTGCAGAAGCTCAGGAAGCTATGAAACCTGCAGAACCTGAAATGGAACAATCTCAAGAAGGAATGGTAGACCCTTCTCAAATGGCTTTAGGAGGATATGTTAAGCAGTTTAAATACGGAGGATCAACATCTACTCCTCAATATGACCAATATGGAAATGTTATTCCACCAACTACAACGGATGCTTTGCAAACAGGTTTATCAGATTTTTCATCAACTCTTAAAGCACAATCAAATAGTGAAGATTCTGAAGATCCTGATTCTGAAACTAAAAATAAAGTTGCTGATTATTTACAAGCAGGTGTTACTGCTATTGATTTAGGTAAAACTGCATTTGGTAAACCCGCACAAAATACGGACGGTTTAGCTGCATCCGCACCAGTTAATAGTGGTGGAATGATTGCAGGAAGTGCTATGAAAGGTGCTTCTGCAGGTATGGCTTTTGGACCATTAGGTGCAGGAATTGGAGCAGTTGTTGGAGCTGGTGCAGGATTATTAGGTGCGGGTAAAGCTAAAAAGGCAGCTATTAAAAATTCAAATAATTTTGCAATTAATACTAATAGACAATTTTCAGATCAATATGCATTAGGTGGTGAAATGGATCCACCAGTTAAATCCAATTCAATATTACCATTACGTCCAGATGAACGTGAGCAATCTATGGAAAGATATAAGTTATTTAGAGCTAATGCTATAAGAAGACCTTCAATATCTGATTATAAACCAGATTTAAGAACACCTGAACAAGCAATGATGGATTATCAATATTTAAGAGATAGTGCTAAACCAGGTTTTAATGTTGATAGTGGATATAGACCAAATTTAACAGACCCTGAAACTGCTCAATTACTGTATAATAAACGTAGAAATAAACAATTTGTATTAGGTGGTAATACAGATTCTATTATAGATCCTCCGACAACGGGTTATGGTGCAGATGGTAGATTTATTAAACCTAAAATTCAATCATGGGATAACCCTATTAAACCCTTTATTGCACCAACCACGGTTGATGAAATTAGAAAATATCAAATGTCAAAGGGATTGACTAAAAAACAAACTACTGGTAGTTTAGGACCTAAAACTAAAGCTTGGATTGCAAGTGATATAATAAATTCAGCACCTGATACAATCGATATGACTGTTTCTCAACAACCTTTCGTAGAACCTATAGGTGTACAAGCTGGATATGAGAAATATTATCAAGATAATAAACCAGTTACAAAACCATCATTTGGTAAACGAGTTTGGGAAGGTACCAAAGCAGTTGGTAAATATGGTTATGATAATGCTGGTAATATAGCTAGATATGCACCAATTGCAGCGAATGCTTATCAATTAGCTAAATTAAAAAAACCACAAGCTGAGAGATTAGAAAGACTCGGTAATAGATATAAACCATCTTATGTGGATATGGCTCAACAACAAAATATTGTCAACCAAGAGTTAAATAATGTTAATTCTGCAATACAAGCTTCAGGAGCATCTCAAGGAGCAATTAGAAATGCAATATTAGGTTCACAATTAAATAAAACTAAAGCTTTATCTAATGCTTATATGAATGCTGAGGCTCAAAATAGACAACAAGATGATATAGCTCAACAATTTAATTTAGGTGTTGATCAAACTAACTTACAACAATCTAATACTGAAAAAGATATTAATGCTAGAGATCAAGCAGCTTATCGTAATGAAAAATCTAAATATATATCAGCAATTGGTAATGATATTGGAGATGTTGGTAAAGAACAAGTTCAAAAGAAAATGATTTCTACTGCTACTGGATATACTTATGATGGTAAGTATGTTAGGAGTGCTGACGGAAATGTTGTAATAGATCCTGAGACAAAAGAACCAATGACTGGTGAAAAGTTAAAAATACAACAATCATCTAAAAATGTTAAAAAACAAGCTTTAGGTGGATATTTAATTAAAAATAAGATAAAATAATATGGCTAATAGATATGATAACGGTTCTGTATCTAACTTTAATCCGTTAAGTTACCAAGAGTTAGCTATAACTCCTACAATGATGCGTCAAAAACACGACGCTAGTATTGCACAAGCTGAAGCTATGAGAATTCAAGCAGATCCTTATAGTAAACATTACAATAGGGCATTAGAATTAAAACAACAAATGGATAATGAAATTGCTAAAAATGTAGATACTTTAAATAAAGAAGGTTATAATCCAACAACATTTCAAAATATAACAAAACTTAATAGACAATATCAAGATATGATTTCTCCTACTGGAGAGATTGGTCAAATTAATGCTGAAAATATAAATATTAAAAAAATTAATGAAGAATACGATAAATTAGGTGCATTTGGTAAAAGTATGGAAGCTGGTAGAAAAGTGTTAAAAGCCGCTGGTATAACTATTAAAAATATAGACCAGTATATGATACCTGCTTTCAGTACTGTCG